CCGCATAGCCGTTCTTAGCTAGGAGGTAGCCGTATAGCTGCACCTGCCACCGTTGTTGCTTTGATGGAAAGTATCCAAGGTTCTTAATCTTAGATGTCTTCCAGTCAATCACATCACCGGTGCCTGGTACGAAACAGTCAATGTGTGCTTTCATTCCGTTGTATTCAACTTCGGTTTCAATCAGCACATCTGGATTATCTGCTAGTGCTCGTTCAATTTCTGCGTGAATAGCAGTACCCATAATTGCAGCGAGCTTTAACTCGTTGTCATTAGTTTCAGGTTGATTGTTTAATCGGTACCACACCTTACGTCGGCAACCACCAACCTCTGATGGACCGATCTGTACCTGTGTAGAGCGTGAACGCTTTGCATCGCCTGCACGTAGTGCAGTCAGTAGTAAGTCTTTAGGATCTGTTACCGACATCTGGCGTGATTCCAAACAACAAAGACAATCACGAAAATCAAATAACCAATAAATAATAATTCAATCATTGTGTACCTGATTCAGTAGTAGTTTCATATCCTCTTCAGATGCTTTAACAACGGATGAAATACCATCCTCATAACCAGTATCATACGCCTCTTTCAAAGCGTAATCAAGAGTCTTGTGCATCTAATTTTCCTAACAACCAAGCATCAAGATCTGACATACGATAACGATACCCATTACTTAACTTAACTCGTGGAATGCCAGCATCAGGTCCCTTTTGATATAAGAAACTCAAACTTACAGATAGATATTCTGCTGCTTCTTCTGTCTTTATCCAACGTTCTTTTTGTGTACTCATTACTTCCTCCTATATTCGTTCTTGGACCACCAACTGTATTGGCTTACCAGTATTGGCGTCAAGCATTGACGCAATCTCTACGGCTTTCTTGGCGTGTCGCTTGGCGTAGGCTAACTCCATATCAGGTTTGCGAACTGAATACAGGTAGCCAAGAGCGAGCTGGCCACCAGAACCAATGCCGTACGCTCCGTGATCTGTTTGGAAAAAAGACAGGTCACAAGCAATACGGAAGATATTGCCGTTAAAAGCAATGAGATAATCGAAGCCACCATCTTTGTCCACCTTGTTCCACTCGTAGTTATTATCTGTAAAGGCACTCATAATGCTTGGGATTACTTTACGTCCCATAAACTGTACCGGTTCTTCGCCACGATAGAGTGGCGGTTTCCAGTTATACGAAAGGATATCACCTGGCCTAGTGTCACCTGAAATACCGATGATGAACTTACCCACCTCAACGATCTTAGGAGTGCTCGTTGCTAAGGTCACGAGATTGTCTTCAGTTATCTGAGAGTCAGCTACGAAGACCGCGTAATCAATACCTTCTAAAGCTGCGATGGTTGTCATACCTGAGAGTAACACACCTACGGCGTGTCGTACCTGAGACACGCTACCTGATCTGTACAATATGAGCGATAGCGAATTTACAGTGGCCCCTTACGGGGCCGAGGCCGTAAGGCCGAGAGGCGACTGACCACAGGAAGGAGCCGTGCCGAGCATATGGTACTCCGTTTCCAACTCCTGTCAAAAATCTGGGAGCGTATAAGCTCCTACAATACCCTGCCAGAAGTCACTGGAGCCGATTTAAGAGGCTTAGGACCCATCCACGTGTGTATGTGTGGCTCCCAGGTATTTAATGTTATGGCAGCCTTTGAAGATTATGAACTGGTCTGGTATTTCCTTGATGCCACCTGTGTTAACTGTGGCAATCTGGTAACAGTTCCCTGCTCTGTTGACAAAATGGCATAAAAAAAGAACCCCCATCCCCGAAGGGATGAGGGCCTTTGCCTCGCGCTGATGGGTTACTTAGACCCACGTCCGAACTCTGCAGCTTTTGGATCTAATGCCTTAAGCAATGGACCTGCAATAGCAGCGATACCTGCTGTTGCTAAAGCCTTTGGATCTGTTACGCCTGCAAGGTATAAAGCGATTACTGATGCAACACCAGCACGTAGGTACGTAGCTGCCATTGCCTTTAACTGGTTTTTATTCATTGGTTCTCCTTCTTCTTTGGTAGAGGCTTAACTGCAGCCTTTACTTTGTTGACAACCTTTGGCTTACCCAACCAAGGGAACCAAGGGGAGGTGTCTTCTCCACATCCCTGTTTGATGGAGATATGAAGATGTTTTGTGTGCTTGTTAGGACCTTTGTAAACTCTAAGTCCCTTATCCTTTGACCAAATCTTTCCCTTAAATATCAGGTAATCAACTCGTGGATCTGTCTGTAGCTTCTCAAAGATTACATTGCAATCAATCCCACCTAGTACATCGTGGGTTAAATCAGCAGCAAAGCCTGTGTTGTGGTCACTGTTGGGATTCTGATGGATATGCGCTGCTGACGGTAGGAGTCCATCCGAGGCTTTCATACGCAATGGACATATCGCTGTGGCCTGGCGCAGTACAGCAATAGCGGCAGGCGTGGCTTTCTTGGCAAGTGGCTTCATCGTTACTCATTTCTCTGCTATCAACTTGAATAGATCGTCTACTCTTTTTTCTAATCTGTCTAAAGAGTCACGCAAACTGGTTCCAGAATTTGGTTTCAATTCTGCTAGGTAGTGCTTAACTAGCCAACGCATTGCTGTAAGCAAGGCTCCTAGTATTGTGGTTACTGCAACTGCAAGGGTTGCGTAATCAGATGCGCTCATTGATCGTAGTCTCCTTAGACTGAACGTATAGTGACCAACAAAGTTCCACCGTATCCGGAGAATCTCTTATCTGTTGGCGTGCGGTTGATGAAGTCCATCTCTTCAATCAGACCGAGGAATGATTCCCCAGTTCTAAAATCTTCGACGCGGATGGTGTCGCCTAGATTCTCTATTGCTTCTAGCTGGCTGATGCGGTCATAGGCTGAGCCTTCATAACCCACCTCAACTCCATAGTGGTCCTTCTCGTGGTCATAGCAGAACACTGGGTACTGAATCAATCGCTGACGCGGTACTGCAGGTAGTGACTTAACCTGGTATCCAGTAAAGACTGGACCTTGTGTTGTATCTGTAGATGAACGGGTGAAGTTAAACTGGAATCCTAAGAACTCAACAGCAGAAGTTGGGAAGCTGATATTGACATCGCTGATAGCAACTCCTTGTCCAAAGGAACCAATGCGGTAATAGGTGTCATCTTCTGTAATAGAATCTACAGATACAGAACCGTAGGTGTTATCAGCACGTGTTTGCATAATCTTAAAGATCTTATTCTCTGTTGTGTTATAGCGCACAAAACCTGTACGTAAGTACCCAGATGGTACCTTAATACTTGATGACTCAATCCATATTCCATCACCTGGTACTGCAAAGACAGCTCTATCGGTAGAACCAAGGAAGTCTGTAGATACTGGGTTAACAGTCTCACCGATTGCACAAATATCCCAAGCATAGGCAAAGACAAGGCTATTAGAAACTACTGACTGTGATAGATCAATACGAATTAGACCTGACTCAGTATCTTGTAAGGTTGTTACATAAGCAAATCTATCCTTGAAGGTTACGCTCTTGCACTCTGTCTCTACTAGCAATGGTCCATAACTGATGTCACCATCGGCAGATACCAACGCAACTCTTACACCCTTGTTGGTGCAAAGAACTCCAAAGGTACCAAGGTATACATCAAAGGCATTGATTATTTCACCCTCTGGTAGATCAACTACAACAGTAGGTGCATTAAGTTCTGGGAATCCAAGAGAGTTAGTAGCAGTAGTATCTAATGTAATCTTGTATAGAGATGATTGAGATCCAGCATAGCCACCAACATAGAAAGCAGCAGGTCCTTCAGATATGGTTGTCCATATCCACGATGGGTTTGGGTGTGTATAAAGTTCGGTAGGTAAAGCGTGACCACCTGCAGTGGGTGTCTTGTTAGAATCTAATTCATATAACTTTATACCTACGCCAGCTAACAAACGTTGCTTTGCATAACGCAGTGCTACTGTGGTAACTGGACCATCAAGATCGTAGATATGACCATCAGATGTAGAGCCAAAGATATTACCTCTATGAAGTTTGTCATTATCTGCAGCAAAGTATCTGGTTCCATCAGAGGTTAAAGCCATAAAATCAAGTGTGTGTGGAGCTGCTGTTAAAGTATAAGGAGTAACGGTAGGTGTATCACCGCTCATAGTAAGTTTCTTGAGATCAACTCCTTCAGTAAAGACAATTGCATCTACGTTATTAGTATTGTCTCTAGCACCAACTAGGTATAAGTTAGTTGATGCTGAAGCCCTAGCCCTAACTGTGCTGTTGAGCAGGCTAGCCTGTCCCTTAGTCCAGACATCTACACCCTTAGACTCTGTGAATTGAAATCGCAGGGACTCATCTTGCTGTGGCTCAAAAAACTTGATGCCTGCTCCCTGATGAAAGGATGACTGGCTACGAGTCCACCAACCGGTAAGCGTCTGCTCACCTGGTTCTCTGGACTGGTCAATTTGTTGCTTACGATACTGCGCTGTTACGCGACGATAGGGTGTCTCATCGGATGCTCCGATAAAAAATGGATTGCTTGCAAAGGCTACATCGTATGCAACACCAGTTGCTGAAAAGTTCGTAGCACCTGCTGGGTTCGATAATGGATATGGGATTGGATCCGTAATGTCGAACTCGGTTGCCATTTATTCTCCTTTGATTATTACTGCCTTATTCTTAAAATCTAAACCTGCATACTGACCGTACTCATCTAACGTGCGTTGAGTACCTAGCGCATCTTTACCTATGCGAGCAGTAGATAAGATGTCATAGACCTCAGCCTTGGACTCAAGATCCTTGGCGTGATACTGGTCTGGATAGTCTTTCCATACGTGTCTGCGTAGGTTCTTCTGGAACACTGAACTGTGGTCGTAGTAGAGATGATAGATATATTGCTTATCTGGAATCATCAAGTCAAAGCCATTGGTATAAGCACGAGCTGCTATGAGGATCTCTTCTCCCCAGAACATAATCTTTTCGTTAAAGCCAAGATAGGCAAACTCACCGAGAGTAAAGATAAAGCCAGCAGATATAGAAGTCTGCTTGATGCCGCCTTCACTGGGTACTGCTAACTGGCTAGGTATGAGAGTCTGCTCAAACTGCTCAGGCTTTTCTGCAAAAGAGATACTGGTAACTGATCTATCCCAGTCACAGTGTTCTTTAAGATTGTTGTTATATGAATACGAAGAAGGGTAGGCAGTAAGCAACGGCTTCTTAATACCTTGTGCTTGCATCTCTAATATGTTACGGATGAGTTCTTCATCCCAGTTCTGATAGAACCTGGTATGTCCATCTACCTGTAGGTAGTAGTCCTGACCGTTGTATAGTGAATTTGCTATACTTCTACCAAGACCTACGCCAATGTTCTCTGGCGCTTGTGTCTCTTGCATTCTAAAGTTAGGCACCATCGGTATAAAGATCTGATGGTTTTCAATGTAACAATTGTGTACCCCAAAACAAATAACGTGATTGCCACTGCTTTTTGCTACTGCATCTATGACTGTCTTAGGTAATTCAAAGTCGTGATAGGACGCTATCTGTACAAATATAGATGCCATTACCATTTTCCTAACGGACAGGTAGCAGGCTGTAGCTTGGTCTTCATATACATAAAGCAACCGCACTGCTTACAGGTGGAGGTTAACTCCACAAGTTCTGGACAACCTTGGCAGATATTAAATCTGCGCTCAGTCTCTTCCTTTGTGGCCCTTGGTGTTCCATTGAACATATCCCAAGGCTTAACCTCATCTGACATCTAAACTCCTAACAAGGCACTTCGCCTGGGTATCCGCTAGTGGAACAGGCTACTACACAGGCTTCAGATACATCTGTAGATGACGTATAACGACCACCAACAATTGTAGTGCAGTACCAAGTTGTAGTTGGTGCTGTTGTGGTAGTTGGTGGTGGCGTTGTCGTTGGCGCAATAGTTGTCGTTGGTGGCGGGGTTGTTGGTGGTGGCGTTGTTGGTGCTAGCGTAGTGGTAGTTGTAGGCGCAGCCGTAGTGGTTGTTGTGGTTGTCACCGGTGATACATAATTACCAATAAATGCCAGTAGGTTGAGCATTAAGAAAGATCTCCAGTAGCCAAGAATGTATTAGATGCTGTGCAGATAAGAGCTGCTGTTGAGTTCTGAGCACGTAGGCTTAGACCAGGTGTGGTGTTGATAGTTACTCCAGCACCTGCAGTCAGAGAACAAGTACCTGCACCCAGACGTGCTACATAGATGATATCTCCTGCAGCAAAGATGCTTGGTGGCACTGTGATATTTGCAGCAGTAGCTGATGTAACTGTTACTAACTTGCTCTTATCTGTAGCAACCAAGGTATAGGCAGTTGTCTGAGCATTGATTGCAATGCTAGATACAGGTGTAGTCAGAGTCTTGTTAGTCAGAGTCTCTACACCTGCCAAGGTAGCAAAGTTGTTATCTGTTAGCGCAGTATTAAACTCTGCTGTAGTACCAGTTACTGTGTTAGTACCAAGTGAGATTGACTTGTTGCTAAAGGTCAATGTGCCTGCAGCCGTTGCTGCTGAGTCCACACCAGTTGTGTAGTAAGTCAAGTCATCTGATGTTAATGAGTGGCGTACTACTGCACCTGAAAGGTGCTCAATATCTGCAGTGCCAGCACGTCCTCGTACAACTTTTAGTGTTGCACCAGATGTTTCGGTGACAAATACAATTTCTTCATTGGCTGTATCTGGGTCTAGCACTACAGTGAACTGATCCACGTTACCTGCAGAAAGAGCAGCTCCACCAAGGAGCGCGGTAACAGCACCTGAAGAAGGTAGTGTAAGAGTTGTAGCACCTATTGAAGCGGTTGTTTGTAGTGTTGTCTCTACGCTGATTGAGGAGTATCTACGTGTCATTGGTCTGCCTTACTTGGTGTAGTGGATTCGGATTGGGAACTTGTCTTGTAGCTTGAGCGCTTCTTCATTAAGACGCTGTTGGTAAAGAGCGTAGATATAACGAGATGCACCAACGCCTGCATTTGATGGGATCTTTGAATCGTTAAGGTCAGCCTCAGCTGATGTGAGATTGATACGACCTGGGTCAAGGAATGAAAGCAACTTGTATGAAGCACCAAGGATAACCACATCATATGCTGATGCTGGTAGTCCTGTGGTGGTAACAAAGTCATCACCGTTCTCTGTAAGAACTGTTGGTTCCTTGGTGTAGAAGACCTGAACGGTTCTACCTGGTTGGATGTTCTCATAAATGTTAATGGTGTTGTTGGTACCGAATGTATTAAAGTTTGCCATTGGGTCCATACGCCAGCGGTTGATAGGCAACCACTCAAGGCTAGATCCTGTTGTTTGCCAAGAAGCAAAGATGACAGACTCAGCCTCTGCTGGCAGTGTGTATGCAGTCTGGCTTGCGTTGAAGGTAAAGGTTGTAGAACCTACGCCCCAGAGTTTAGGAAAGAATGAGTTGATAGTGTCATTGATAGCACGCTTAATACTCTGACGTGGGAAGGTTGGAGACAGGATTACCAGAGCGTTCTGAGCGTGTGTTGCTGCATCTGTTCCCTGATAGCCACGACCAAAGCCTCCTTGGATAACGTTCATTGTGCTGGTTGCTTTATTAAATGAGTCAATCCAGATAAGTTCATCATCAATTTCAATGATGCCTTTAGCAAGGTTGTTAGATGAACCAACCTCAATGCTGGTACCAGATGCTGTGATGCCATTTGTGTTGGCAAGGTATGTAAGCCTATCCTGGCGCAAAGTGTATCCCTGTAAATTGGAACGCACCTCATTGATCATATCGTTAAAGGTTGGCATCTATTTTCTCCCGGTAGGACTTGAGGTTGTTTTGTAAAGTTTCATCATTAGGTGATTTAAGAACTGCTTGTTGACCATACTCGTAGGCTTCTTGGTACTTACCTAGTTTCCACGCAGAGACAGCTGCAAGGTCATAACCCA